GTATCTAAGTCGACTAGTTCTTGATCCACAACACTCACGTTAGGTAACACTGATTCGTTAGCTTCAAACCAAGTCTTCAAGGCGTGTGATCGAAGTGTTTGAGCCAAACTCGATTCACCTGCTTTAAACTCATCTAGCGTGACGAGATCAAACAAGTTAAGCACTGCGTCATTGGCTTGTGCGCTGCTTTTGCGGTGAATTTGTTTCATCAAGTCCTGGAAGCTACCGGACATAATTTCACCGTCAAAGACCATAGGTGCCTTGAGTGTGCCAGCTACCTTAGCAAACTGTTCCTTAACATGTGGAAAGTTTACAAGCTCTTTACCATTGCGGCTGTACTGGTCAACGCAACCATCTGGGTACACAATGGTAATAACACGTACACCGTCCAGCTTAACCTCGATAAGCTTCTTGCCTGCAACCTTTTCTTCATGGTTAGTACTGTCGTGTGCCAGCTGGCAGCTAAACACTGGAATAACATATTTGGTATTGATCTTGCTAACCACACGGTTAACAGTACCCTCACTGAATCCAGCTCGCATGTCCTTGATAAGAATGCGACGATACCAACCATTCCATTGATCTTTTGTTGATAATGCAATCAGCGCATCGACAGCATCGCGGGCTGCGTTGCCGGTGAGTTCGCGATTACGTAGGCTGTTAGCAAGCTGCTTAAAACTATCCCAAGATACACCAGGGCCGTCTTCATCTGTTTTTTCCTTAATTTGTTTTAGGCCAAACGTGACCATTGCGTTAAACGCAAGATCAAGTCCTTCAAACAGTTCATCGTTACCAAACTCTGCTTGTGCTGCAATGATTTGTTCTTTGTTAAGGCGACTTGAATGTCGCTCCATATCAGCAATTACTCGGAAGCAGGGATCGCTCATGTTAGACCTTTTAATGTTTAAGTAGTTATTATACTACCAAAACACTAGTATGTCAAGTGATTTGTTGTTTTAAATGGCTTGCCGATGTAGGCATTTTCTAGTTGACACAGGATTTTCTTCTTCATTCTGCGTACTATTTTATGATTGTGATTCCAATCAAAACTGTTCAAGTACTTGTGATAAGTACTTTTTGTATGCTGTTTTGGCTTCATGCTGTCCATGTAATGCTGTATGGCATAATAGTTTGGCCCAAACTTATCAATCATATCACAGGCAACATTGAAAGCAAATGCACCCATTTCGTCCCTATGCCCGTAGTACTCTTGATCCACTCTTTGCTTGTGTAGATACGCTGTGCTTTCATAGCCGGGTATTGTTTTAAACCCTCTACTACGATATTGACGCATATGAATAAGCTCATGCAGGATTGTGTCAGCAAACAAACTGCACAGTCTGTTCCAACGATATTCTGTTATTTTAACAGCTTCGTCTAAGGGATGATAACTGAGTACAACTTCGATGAATCTAGTGTATCCGTAAGCATCGTACTCGCTATAATACGTTCCGCCCATGTAAATGAGCCCACGTTTTTGCTTGTGATCGTTTTGCTTGCGTACAACCTTAACAGGAAGGTGTGCCTTAATGTGCGTACTTAATTGCTTTTGTAGATCCTTAACTGGTATCTTTTTGCCAACAATATCTTTGCCTAGACAGTGTAACATACTGTACAGGTTGTATCGGTCCAATAAGCTCCAGTTAAAGTCCTTACGCACATTAATCTCCGAGTGGGCACTATTATTTAGTACCCACCCGGAAATCATTTTACGGGCGTTTATCGATCACTTTATCCGCTAAACCCCATTTAACAGCTTCTTCTGCTGACAGGAATGTGTCAAATTTCATAGTTTCAAACATTTCATCATAGGTCTTGCCCACAGTATTATGCTTGACGTAGAGTTGAGTCAATCGCTCGTTAAGGCGTTTGCTTTCTTCCATGCTACGAACAGCATCTTCAAACTGAAGTTCTTGTACGTGTACTGAGCCACGTGTGCCAGGAGTGCCCGAACTCACACGATGAATCATAGTACGGCTTTCTGGCAACACCCAACGTTTGCCCTTAGCGCCTGACATAGCAAGGAATGAGCCCATGCTGCATGCCTGACCCATTACAATGGTGCATACATCGGGTTTGATGAATTGCATTGTATCATAAATGGCCAAACCCGCAGTAACTGACCCGCCTGGGCTGTTAATGAATAGGTTAATGTCCTCATTGCCCTGGCTTTCTAAGAACAGCAATTGAGCAACTAGCAAACTGGAAGTATGCTCATTAACATCAGTATCCAACATGATGATACGGTCTTTTAGCAAACGTGAGTAAATGTCATAGGCACGTTCACCTTTTGCTTCGGTCTCAATGACCATGGGTACCAAATTTGGCATTCTTAATTTCCTTGTTGTTTGTAAATTTCGTCTCGAACCGCTTTTTCGTAAATGCGGTTGTATACACCTTTGAACACACCCTTTACCAGTGCTTCAATACCGTTGATTATATCACCACATACATTTTCCAGCAAGCTAAATGGCCAGATAATAATCCATGCTGTGATAGTGTCCAGCATCTTGCTTGGATGATAATTACCAATTCGTTCCAGATTGTAATTCATTTCCTGCATCTCAGCAACCTTGGCAACAATGAATCGTTTGTAGCGATAGAAGCTCCAGGTAATACCAAAACATACATATCCAATGGAACAGATTGCAATACTAGTCAGTGGTACATCAAAGTAGATGAAGCTGCTGACTGCGGTAACCAAAGCCCAAAATACTGCAAAGCCTCGGCTCTCACCATGTTCGCACCAGATGCCAAGTAGGCAAAATACCACCAATGCTGGCCAGCTGACAAACCAAGCTGCCATGAATACTAAAATTGCGTCAATCATATTATCATCCGTTTTTAATTGTTTCAAAAAGTTCAGCACGTTCTTTCTTGAAGCAACGATACATTACTGAAATGCTAGTATATACAAGGTGTGCAAACATTGTTAATGGCAACCATAAAACAAACCAACCGGATAGTCGCACATCGAGTAATGCTGATACACCAGCCATGACCAGTAAATTGATTACTGATACTAGCATTGTAGTTAGACACCAGAAGAAAAATGTTTCACCAGTGTCGTAGCGTAATCCGTCTCGCAGATTGTCATTAAGTCTTACAATCTTTGAATACAGATTGTAGACAATCCATTTGATAAAGTACCAAACAATCATTGATCAAGTTCCTTGAATGCTTCTGGAGCACGTTTCATAGCAGCATCTCGTTGGCTAGCAGCTTCACGTGCCTTGCGCAAGATGTTGGCATCACCAGTTGGCAGTGCAACTAACACATAGGTACGATAGCGTGGACCTTCTGCAATGTGCTTGACTTCTTTGACTTCTACACCAGTCAAGTCAACGGACTTGCAGCTAGTGCGGATAGCCTGTTCACTCAGTTCTGAACTAGATGTTTCTGAATCTGTTCGAAAGACTTTAGTTTGTTGGCTAGCAGTGCCGCCAGCCATCATACACAATTTACCGTATGCAGTGGCCTTAGCCTTAGCATCGCTCATCATCCAGTCGCCACTGACTGCTGTACCGCTTTCGTAAACAGCATTGGTACTGGTTGGTGGATTTAGCATCCAAGCAGGTGCCTTGCTAATTGATCGTTCAACGTAACGTTCTTGACGTTCACGTTCCATGTCGGCTCGTTTTGCATACGGATCTGTTGTTCCACATGCTGTGAGCAAAGTTGTGACAAACAAAACTGCAAGGGTGAGTGTGTTTTTCATTTAGTTCTTTCTATAAAGTTTAACAACGTAGATGTATTATAGCACCGAACAAGCCAAAAGTCAACCGTTACTTGTCGTCTGTTACAATAGTGGTTACAGTCTTACGACCTTTACCCTGCGGCACTTCAAATGATAACGAAGTGTCCGACTTTGGGCAGCGTAGGATACGCACATCTTCAATCCTAATGTAAACACAATCCGCAAGTTCGGGAATGTTTGACATTGAGGACTTAGAATAGTTGTGCTGATCCAACGGCTTGTTGTCACAAGCAGCAAGTAGGGCTAGTGAAGTGATTAGTACAATCAAAAATCTTAGTATCATTTGTCTTCTTTCTCCGCTTTACCAGCACGATATCCTGTGTAGATCAAACTACCCACGATGGCCACTAGGCCACATGCCATTAAAAATTCTACAATTACAATCATTCTTCAACTCCGAAGTGTTGTTGTATAGCAAAACCACAGTTAGTGGCACCGCCAAATACACCTTCATACAGCATTTTACCAGACTCGGTCAGGAACTCACTCTTTTTCTGAACAA